TGACATTAAAGACTTTTCTTCGAGGAATACGAACTATTCAAAAACGATTAACATACCTGGTAACGCAAACAATAATAAAGTGTTTGGTCATATCTATAATTTTACCAGTGGTAACATTAAACTTACTGATGAAGACGGTCAAGATACTTTACCAAATGTGGGTTATAATTTTGACCCGACCAAGCAAGCAAATTGTCAGATATTTGTCAATAAAATTCAAGTATTTAAGGGAGTTCTTCGCCTTTTGGAGATAACTATTCAGAACGGAGTAATAGAATATCAGTGCGCAGTATTTGGAGAGTTAGGTGGATTTGCCTCCGCAATTGGAAACGAATTGCTTGAGGATATGGATAACTTTAATGTTTATAATCAGCAATGGAATAAAAATACGGTTGTCAACTCTTGGGATGCTTCAGGTGTGGCAAGTGGTTTAGGCATTGTTTATCCTTTAATTGATTTCGGTAATTGTGCACACGGCACAAAAGATTGGCATTTAGATGCGTTTAGACCCGCATTTTTTGTCCACGAAATAATGGATAGTATTATTAGTAATTCAAATTACACTTATACTTCTGCGTTTTTTGATACCCCTTATTTTAGAAGTTTAATCATTCCAAATAACAAAGCAAACCTTGAGCAATTAACACAAGATTTATTAAGAGTTGCAAGTAATACGGCTTTAGATAGTGGTTCAAATACAAGTGCTGCGGGAGATTTGGTATTTAATGTAATATCAAATTTAGTTTTATTTTCAAATACGGCTAATACAGCGTTTACTTTTATAGCACCAGGAACTAATAATACATTAGGTAAAATTAAATTATCAGGAAGTGTAGCATTGTCAAGACCTGGCACAATGACCATTCAATTATATCAGTCTGCAACAATAGTTTACGAAGAAACTTACACGACTTATGTTGATTATCAGCAAATACCTATTGATTGGCTTGTAACTACTTCCTTAGATTTAGGAGATCAATTAAGTGTTAACGCATCATTTACGGCATCAGAAACCTATGTGACTTTAGACCCTGATTTAGTATTAGAATTTGTTTCAGATTATGCTCAAAGTGCTGATGCTACGATAGACATTGTATTAAATATGAAGCATTTATTGCCAAAAGGAATTCAACAAAAAGATTTCTTTGCTTCAATATGTAGAATGTTTAATTTATACGTTTATGAAGACCCACAAAAAACAACCCATTTATTAATTGAGCCATATATTGAATTTTATAGGAGAGGCGCTGGCTTTTTAAAAGTAAACGATGTCGGCGAGTTATTATTGCACGGGGAAACGGGAGATACTACGGGATTACTTTTGCTATCTGACCCAATTGCCGATTCAATTGATTGGTCAAATAAGGTCGATTATTCAAAAGAAATTGCTATTTAACCAATGTCGGAATTAAATGCGAGGTATTACGATTTTCTTTATACTGAAGATGATGACTATTACAATGAGGCATATAATAAAAAATACAATGAAACCTATGCAGATAGAAAAGAAGATACAAGATTCCAATTTGCTGAAGATAGGTCAGAAACAAAAATAATTTTTAGTCCAAGTATTTTAACTGCTTCAAGTGCAGATACTAAATTAAGGGCAAATTTATTTAAAGCAACGAATGAAGTTCAAGAACGAAAAGACAATAATATCCGTATTATGTTTTTTAGAAAATCAACAAGTGATAGCAGTTACCATATTAAACAAGTCTATCCAGCTAATAATAATTTAACAAGTCCAGCGATAAGCACTTATGGATATGCTGGTCATTTAGATGACCCAATAGAGCCAACGTTAGATTTAAATTTTGGAGCGCCAAATGAGTTTTATTTTAAGTTAACAAATCCTTATCCATCGGCTAATTTATACAATGCTTGGTGGGATGAATATTTGGCTGAAATAATAAACAAAGATAGTAAGCTATTAAGTTGCTATTTATATTTGACCGTTCAGGATATTCATTCGCTTGACTTTGCTCAACTGATTTATATTGATGGTGCATTATGGAGGTTAAATAAAGTAATTGATTTTAATCCAAGTATTCCGCAAACAACCAAATGTGAATTGTTAAGAGTAATTGAATTATTTTATCCAAGTTAATAATGGCTCAAAAAGAAAATGTAATAATTACCGTTGAAGCAAAGACTGGAGATTCCGCTAAAGATGTAGGGAATTTAAAAGACAAAATTAACGAAGTTGGAGATAGTGCCGAAAAAGCTGGTAAACAAGCAGAAGGAAGTAAAGGTGCATTTAGTTCTTTAGGTCAAGCAATAAAAACACTTGGAGCGGCATCCATTATTTTAAAGGTATTTGAAAAGTTTGGAGAAATACTTTCAGGCAATTCAAAGATTACAAAAGTATTAGCAGTAGCGACTGAATCACTTTCTATTATAGTAAGTGACTTTGTTAATTTTATTGTTGATAATACTGATGCAGTTGTTAATTTCTTTAAAAATGCTTTTGAGAAACCTGGCGAATTTGTTGAGGATTTAGGAAAGAAGATTAAAGAAAATTTAATTGAAAGATTTAATTCACTTCTAGAAGTTGGGGGATTCTTAGCATCTGCATTTAAGAACTTATTTACTGGAGAGTTTGACAAAGCATTACAAAACGTTAAAGATGCCGCTAAAGAATCTTTAGATGTAGTAACGGGTATTGATGACACTGGAAACAAATTAGTTGAGGCTGGTAAAAAAATAATTGATTATACAAAGAATGTAGTAAAGGCGGCACAAGCAAATGTTGATTTACAAAATAACGCTGAATTAGCCGCAGCAAGATTAGGGGGATTAATTGAAAAATTTGATAGGCAAGCAGAGAAAGAAAGGCAAATAAGAGATGACACTACAAAATCAATTCAAGATAGGATTGATGCAAATAATAGATTAGGAGTTGTTTTAGAAGAATCACAAAAAGCACAATTAGCGCAAGCTGGATTATTAATTCAAGCTGCCGATGCTAATTTAAAAAAGGATTCAACTTCTATTGAATTTCAAAAAGCAAAGATTGAAGCACAAAATCAATATGCGGCAGTTTTAGCACAAGTTGAAGGATTTAGATCAGAGCAATTAATTAATCAAACTGGTTTATTATTAGAGCAACAAAATCTTGAAAAGACAAGGATACAAAATCAAAGTCTTTTATTGATTGCACAAAAGAAAGCTAATGCAGATTTAATTGTTGATGAATTAGAAAAGGCTCAGGCTAAAAGAAAAATTTTAGATGAGGAAGCAAACGTTGAATTAAAGAGATTACAAGATAATATTAATGTTGTTAAAGAAGGAACTCAAGCAAGGGTTGATGCCGAAATTGAATTTGCCAATAAGAAACAAGAAATTGAGGTAAATAAATTAATTGCAGATAATGAGATTAGAACAATTACTTATAATAGGCAATTAGAAGATTTACAATTTATTCAAGATAATGAACTTGCTAAATTTGATGCTAAACGTAAAGCAGTTGATGATGAACAAGAATTATTAAATAAGCAATTTAAAGATAAGTTAATAACCGAAAGAGATTACAATAAAAGAGTAAAAGAATTAAGTTTACAAAGAAGAGATATTGATAAAGCGGAACGTTTATTAAAAGAACAAAATGCAAGTGCAATTGGAGATATATTAGGAGCATTATCAGGATTAGCAGAACAAGGTACTGCATTACAAAAAGTATTAGCTTTGAGTCAAGTAGCTATTGACACAGGTATTGCAATATCGGGATTAACTGCATCAACTTCAGCGCCAAGTGCAGATAACTTAGCAACTGGAGGTATATCAGGGTTTGCTAAATATGCTGGCGGAATAATAAAAATACTTGCTAATATTGCTCAAGCAAGAAGTATTATAAATAGTGTTCCTGGCGGAGGCTCAGGGTCAAGTCCAAGTATTTCAGTACCTACGGCTGACGCACCAATAACTCCAAGTTTTACTCCTAATGCGCCAACTGCTTTAGACCAAACTTCTATTAATGCAATAGGTAATATTAATACACGGGCATTTGTTGTTGAGTCAGATATTACGGGAAGTCAAAAGAGAATACGGAGAATTGAAAACTCTGCAAGAATTTAAAAACAAATAATATGAAATTACCAATTTATCAACTTGAAATTAGTGACGATTTAAATGACGATGTTGAAGTTGACTTCGTTGCTTTGGTAGATAGACCAGCAATTGAAAGAGATTTCCTAATGTTTAAAGAGGCAAAGGCTAATTTTATTATTCAATCAGAAGATAGGCGAATCGTGTCAGGCGCTTTAATGTTGGCCGATACTCCTATTTATCGCAATGATCAAAATGGCGAGTATTACGTTACGTTTACTAAAGATACGATTGAAAAGATAGCACAAAAGTTTTTTAAGAAAGGTTATCAGTCAAACGTAAACTTGATGCACGATGAGGCTTTAGCAGTTGAAGGAATAACGATGTACGAATCGTTTATCGTGGATTCATCACGGGGAGTAATGGCAATGAAAGGATTTGAGGATGCACCCGAAGGCTCTTGGTTTGGAAGTTTTAAAGTAGAAAATGAATCGGTTTGGAATAAAATTAAATCGGGAGAGTTTAAAGGATTTAGTGTTGAGGGCATATTTAATTACAAGAAAGGAAAGCAACCGATGAGCGTTGAAGAATCTCTATGGTCGGAGATATGTTCGATTTTAGAACAAGTCTAAACGATAAAGTATTAATTAATCAGTATTTATAATCAAACAATAGTAAAACAATTTATGAACGTTTCAGAAGCAATTGAAAAAATTAAAGTTTTGTTATCGGATAACTCCGTTGAGCAAACTGAAGAAATTGCACCTGAGCCAGCGACTCAATTGGTATTCGAAACTTACGACCTTAAAGATGGAAGTAAAATCGATTTATCGGCTTTAGAGATTGGCGCAGATGCTATGCTTGTTGATGAATCAGGTAACTCAGTATCTGCTCCCGATGGAGAGTATGAACTTGCTGATGGCACTATGATTACCGTTGTTGGTGGAAAGGTTGAAGGAATTGAAACTCCTCAAGCCGAAGAACCAACTTCAGAAGAAGCTCCTATGGAAGCCGATTCTCAATTTGATGAAATGAATGCTACTATCACTTACTTGCAAGCCGAGAATGAGGCATTAAAAAGCAAGTTGGGAGAATTAGAAAGCAAGTTTAATCAAGGATTTAGTGAAATGTTAAGCGTATTGGAAGGATTTTCTAAGACTCCAGTTGCTGACCCAATTCAAAATCCAAAAAACAATTTTAGAATCGTTGAGCCAAAGGCAGACAAAATAGAGCGATTCTTGGAAAGAGTTAAAACTTTAAATTAAAAATTTTAAAAAGAAAAAATTATGGCATTTGTTGTAAGTACATTAACGGACTACGCCAAAGAAAACGAAGCTTTATTAGTAACATCTTCAGTTCTTGGCTCTAAAACTGCTACTTTGATTAAATCTCAAGGTAACGTATTAGTTGGAGTAAAATCTTCTGAGAAAATTGGTATCATGGATACTGATGCTTTCTTTCAAGATGATAGCGATTGCGGTTTCAACGCATCAGGTACAACTACTTTCACTCAAAGAAGTGTAACGGTTGGTAAAATTAAAGTACAAGAGGCGCTTTGTCCAAAAGGATTAGAGTCTAAGTATCTACAAAAAGCATTATCTGCTGGTTCTATGTATGATTCAATCGCATTCGCTGCTGATTATACTTCTAAGAAAGCATCTCGTATTGCTTCTCAATTAGAAACTGCTATTTGGACTGGAGATTCTGCTTCAGCAAATGGTAACTTGAACAAGTTTGATGGTTTTGCTAAGTTAGTTGCTGCCGCTTCGGCTTCAGTTATCCACGCAAATACTACTACTTATTACGGAACTGCTTTAGCTGCTTCCGCTGGTATTACAAGTGGTGTTGTTGTTGCGGTTTTAGATGCAGTTTACAAAGCTATTCCAGCGCAAATCGTTGATAAGGATGACGTTGCAATATTTGTAGGAAACGATGTATTTCGTACTTACACTATCGCATTAAAAAATTCAAATTTATTCAACTATACTTTTGATGGTCAAGCTACTGGAGAATTAACTTTGCCAGGAACTACTATCAAGGTTATCGCAGTTCAAGGATTGAACGGAACTTCTAAGATATATGCTGGTCGTATTTCTAACTTGTTTATCGGTACTGACTTGTTGAACGAAGAAGAGCAGTTTGAATTGTTACACGATCCTTATGCAATGAACATCAAGTTCATGGCAGCATTTAAGTTCGGTGTACAATTTGCTTTTGCGGATGAGTTAGTTGATTTTATCTTAACTTAGTAAATCTTACAAATAAGTTCGGGGAGTATCGCTTGGATGCGACTCCCCTAATTTTAACACTTTAAAGAAAAATAATTATGGCTTGCGCTTTAACTCAAGGATATTCTTTAGATTGTCGTGACTCATTAGGTGGGATTACAGAGGTGTATTTTATTGAAAAAGGAAATGTTAGTGCTATTACCGTTGCTTCGGGTTCGGTATCTGCAATAACTAAAGTGGCTGGTAAAAGATTCTATAAATATGAATTAGTTCCAGGTACTGCTTCTTTGACTGAAAACATTAATGCTAACGTGCAAAATGGAACGGTTTTCTATGCTCAAGAACTATCGATAGTATTGAACAAATTACAAGTGTCAACAAGAAATGAAATTCTTTTGTTGGCTCAAAATACATTGTTATGTGTTGTAAAAGACAATAACGATAAAACCTGGTTGTTAGGTCGGGTACAAGGTACAAATCTAACTGGTGGCAATGGTGCTACGGGTACGGCTCAAGGTGACCGTTCAGGATATACTTTGACTTTCTCTGCACAAGAGAAGGAATTAGCGCCAACGGTGGCTGATGGAGTCTTTACTGCATTGACTACTCCAGGCGCTTAAAGATAGTCGTTTGGTTGACGGGTAAGGGGGAGGCTGATGCTTCCCCTTTTTTTATATAAGAAATTTTGTTAATGCTATTTATATTTGATGATACATTTAATCAAAGGTCAGGTCAATAAAATTATTTTAACATTAAGCGAGAAGGCAACTTTGACATCGCCTAATTATCTATTCTATTTTAAGTCAAGAAATACAAACGAAACGGTTGCATTTGTGATTTTAAACAATGCCGATTTATCTACTTACCCTGAAAGATTCAACGCTTTTAATATTACGGTAAGTTCTTATTTTGCAACTAAATTACCTGGCGAATGGTCATATCAGATTTATGAGCAAACATCTACTTCTAATCTAATCCCATCGCAAGCGACTTCAATGCTTGAAAGTGGACAAGCAACATTAAACGACACAAGTCAATTTAGTTTTACTACTTATAGCAACCAAACAAATACGTATAAAGTACGAGATATATGAGCAATCAATTAATGGTTTTAACTTTTGCGGAGGCAAGACAACCCGAATATCGGGAGAAGAAAGGCGAAGGAGAAGGTTACATTGAGTTCGGTAAAAAGAATGATTATCCTAATTATTTGGTCGATTTATTTAATAAGTCTGCTAAGCATAATGCGATAATTAAAGGAAAGGTCAATTACATAACTGGGAACGGCTTTAAAATCAAAGAGGGGGTCGACCCTATTGGTGAACAATTCATCGCACAAGCCAACCGAGTGGAGTCGTTGACCGAAGTTTTAAGAAAAGCATCTATTGATATTGAGTTATTTGGAGGTGCTTACTTGCAAATTATATGGAGTGTAACGGGAGAAAATCTTGCTGAGGTATATCACGTTGATTATACTAAGATTCGTACCAATGCTGATAATACTCAGTTTTGGTATTCGGAAAATTGGGAAGATAGGAAGTACAAAAGAGAGGTCTTTAACGGATTTAATTCTCAGTTAAGGCAAGGTACTCAAATAATGTATTTAAAGGAGTATCGACCTAACTTAAATGCTTACGCATTACCAGGTTATTTTGGTGCTTTAAATTACGTTGAATCAGATATCGAAATATCTAAGCACGTTTTAGGTAATGC